AGTGCTCGACGCCGCACCACGGGGGCCAGTGCTCGACGCCGCACCTTGGTAGCCAGTGCTCGACGCCGCACCTTGGTAGCCAGTGCTCGACGCCGCACCTTGGTAGCCAGTGCTCGACGCCGCACCGTAGTCGCCAGTGCTCGACGCCGCACCGTAGTCGCCAGTGCTCGACGCCGCACCGCAGTCGCCAGTGCTCGACGCCGCACCGTAGTCGCCAGTGCTCGACGCCGCACCTTGGTAGCCAGTGCTCGACGCCGCACCACGGGGGCCAGTGCTCGACGCCGCACCACGGGTGCCAGTGCTCGACGCCGCACCTTGGTAGCCAGTGCTCGACGCCGCACCTTGGTAGCTAGTGCTCGACGCCGCACCACGGGTGCCAGTGCTCGACGCCGCACCGTAGTCGCCAGTGCTCGACGCCGCACCGTAGTCGCCAGTGCTCGACGCCGCACCTTGGTAGCCAGTGCTCGACGCCGCACCTTGGTAGCCAGTGCTCGACGCCGGGGATTCAGGATCAATCGGCGTGCATCGGCTGCTGGTGTACTCAATTGCGGCCTTGACCAGGCCAGCAATGGTCAGCTCTGCCTTGATTGCGATCTTGCGGCTTGCGACCTGGGAATCACCGTTTTCGCGGCTCAGGTCGCCAGACTGTTCAACCAGGGCAAATCGGTTGCCGCCAGGCGCGTAGTATCCGAAAACGTCGAGCGGATACTCGCAGGCATGAAAGCCAGATGCGCAGGCCTCAACCTTGCCTTCGTGCTCGTATTCCTTGCCGATCTCGAACTGGAAGCCACGGCACTGCAGGTCGCCGTTGAAACCCTTGTAGGAAGTGATGACTTCGGTTTTCTCGTTCTTCTTGCGTGCCATGGTTATGTCCTTTCAGGTTGTTCTGCATTCGGCTGGCAACGAGGCGCAGCCACTCGGATGCAGGCAAAAGAAAGCCCGACAGTGCCGGGCTTTCGCATATGTCTTACGGCCTTAGTCGTGCCGACCGGGGCAGGTCTGTTACATGGGGATTCCTCCGGTTGAACGCAGCAGTAAAAGTCGGCGGCTGCTCGCCTTCTCAAATTCCGGCAAATGACCGGCAAAGAATCGGAATAGGGAGCCGGCTAACCGGCAAAAAGGCCCGCAGTGCACGGGCAAGGGAGGGTGGTGCGGTAGATGACATCGGTTGATGGATGGCCGGTGCTTATCCCCTGCTACCGGCTACCAACTGGCTGCCCAGCGATTTGCGCTACCGAATGGCCACGCATTCATCCATCACCGATGCCATCTGCCCTGCTAGTCAGGGCGGTGGGTTAATAACTGCGGTAACCGTAGCGATGGCGTCGGCTAGATTTCTGTTGGGCTGCAATTTCACGAACCTCAGCCATCGCCTCGCGCACACCGGAAACGGCAGGATTATCCTTGCCGAGAGCCCATGTTGCTTCGCGCAGCAAAGCGTTGAGCGCCTTCATGTGGCGCGGCATCAGCTCGCCGCTTGCTTCGTAACGTGCCATCTCTATCTCCTATGCCCTACGGCGTTGATCACCGATGCGAACCCTAAGCGCGCATTGGTGATGCCACTCTTGCGAATGGCATCGAGGAAATCTGTCTTTCCACTCTCACGCGTCACGCATTGCCCGATTCCTATCACTGGCCAAGGTGCTACTGGCTCGCCCTGGCTGGCTCGCATGAGATTGGCGTCCTCCCATATGGGGAGTCCGGCAGGTTCCAGAGCCTGCATGGGGCGTGAATTTCTTGCTCGCGCTGTACGGTTGCCCGGATCACGCCGCGAGGTTCCCTGATTGTGTAAAGAGCGGTGGCTTTCGCCTGGCCAGTTGGCTGGCTTGGGTTTAATTATGCACCAGCGCATATGCGTGTCAATGCATGGATGCAAAAATTTATGCATGAGAAAATGCAGGCACAAAAAAACCCGCTCAAGGCGGGTTTGTCTGGTCCCTTGCTGCTATCTGAAGGAAGAGGGGATGTCTGGCACCGACGCAACGCGACCGTCTCTCAGCTCAAAAGAGATGGCGCGACTTGATCCACTGAAGCCGTTCGCGTGGCTCCACACCCATAGTTGAGAGCCATCTCGGCTCATGACGGAGTAGGGCCTACCCATAAGCGCAACAAGCTCGGCCTCGGTCATGCCTACCTTTACCTGGCGCGCCTTGTCATATGAGAAGTTTGTGCCGGCGCAGCCAATAAGCAGGGCAAGCGATACTGCGACTATTGAGAGCTTCATCCTGATCTCCATGCCGGTCAAAAGAACATCGCACCCCAGAACACACGGCCGATCACGGATATTTCCTGATCCTGCATATCCTGGGCGGTGTATTCCTCGTCTGGATGCTCGTCGCGGTTGAAGCTGCGGAGCCTGATCCCGCCACCTGGCAGACGATAGGCCTGCTTCACCCGTAGCTGGCCGCTGTGGTTGATGGCGTACAGGTCGCCGTCGACTACTCGCGTATTGCCCACGTCAACGCCGACAGTGGCGCCGTTTCTCAACACCGGCTCCATGCTGTTGCCTGTGATCGTCACGCACCTGGCGTTCTCCGGCTCAACGCCCTGGTTCTTCAGGGTGTACTTCCCGAAGCGCAGCTTGCGCCTTGAATTGACCTCGACGCATGCGCGCCCGCTTCCTGCAGCCAATTCAACCTCCTTGAGAAACGGCACAAGCACTTCGTCATCAGGCAGCGGCGTCGCGTCATCCCACACATCCACCGGGCCATCCATGACCGCTTCAGGCTCGCGATGGACAGCCCTGTGCTCATCAGAAGACAACACGATGAGGTTGTCGATTGGCTGACGCCCGCGCAACTGATCAGTGGTGATGTGGAAGTAGTCCGCCAGCTTGCTGACCTGATCATCGGTCGGCTTTTCGATCTTGCGATTGAGGATGCGCGAAATCGTCGACTGACCCACTCCGGTGAGTCGGCTTAGCGCGGTCGGCGTGATGCCCTGGCTCTTTATGAGGTGGTCCAGGACCGAATGAATAGTAGGTCTTTGCATATCCGCAATCCTGCCTTCCATGGGTGCATAGGGGAATACTCCGTTTATGCGTTGACAGATATGCGCAGATGCATACACTGTGCATAACCCACCTGGAGAATGCACATGACCACGCCCACCATGGCCCAAAAAATCCAAGCGCTGCTCGACGCTGGCCGCACCTACAAGGCCATCGCCGAGGCTGCTGGCTGCGACACCTCCACCATTTACCGCGTTCTGACTGGCGCCATCGTCAACCCCCGCTATTCGGTCGGGACCGCTATCGACGAAATGCACGCCGGCCTCAGCAAGGCGAAGAAGAAGGCTGCCGCTTAGCAGACAGCGACGTGACCACCTGATCAAACCCGTCCTGCCGCTCGCCACGCTGGCACGGACGGACAAGCAACACAGCGGATTCCAGCTTAGCCGGGAACCGCAACTGAGATTGCAAAGGCTGCGCCTCCATCAGGGCAGCGATGTGGCAGCGAAGGGCAAGCAGTTCGCCCTGGAGAGTTTCGATGGTCGGTTGCATGGGTTTTCACCTGTCGGCTGATCGAGTGATGACAGGTTCGCCCAGGAGGGCAGTGATGAAAACGTCGAATTTGGGACACGAAACGCGGGACGCGGTGCTTGTGGCGATTGCCCAAGACATGATCGCCCGCACCAGCATGAGCCAGGACGGCTTTGCCGAACGCCTGAATCACTGCCTGTTCGAAGCCGCTCCGGCGCGCTGCGAAGACGAGAAATACCCGAACCTGAAAGCCCTGACCAAGACCAGCGACATGGGCACTTACGGGCGCGTGTTCAACACCTGGTGTAAGCGCGTTGAGCGCTGGCTGGCCGGTTCACGTGACGGCGTGACCATTCCGTCCTGGATCGAAGAGTCCTGGATTGCTGCCCTTGATCACCCTTGGCGTGAACGCGCCCTGATCGAGCTGGCAGGACGCTATGGGCTCCTGGCAGTGCGTCCTGTTGGCGTTGAGGGGATGGGCGCCATGCAGGTCTTTGGCGCGCTTCTGGGCCGCATGGGCGACGTAACAAGCGTGGGCTCCAAGGTATTCGACGACCTGACCCTGGACGAGTCCGACAAGGAGCATCTGCCCGAGTTCACTACCGCTCTCTACGCACTGGCTGCCAAGGCGACCGCTCTTGCGCAGGCATCTGAGCGCGTATCTGAGCTGGTGAACTGACATGCAATTCACCGTCACCATCAACCAAGTCAAGGCCCTTGAGTGGGGCCTGAATGCACAGCAGGCATTGCTGTTTGCGTTCGTCTACAGCGCGCCTAGTTGGGCTGCGCCGGTTGAGCAGGACGGTGCCACCTTCTACGCGCTGAGCAAGGCAAAGATCATCGAAGAGCTGCCACTGCTGACTGACAAGGCGGACACCGCTTACCGGATGCTGAAAGCTCTCGCCGCCGCTGGCCTGATCGTCCTTTCTAGCACTGCCAGCATCACGCTGTTTCGCCTGACAGAGAAGGCTCTGGAGTGGAACCGTAAGCGTGATGGGTCGGAAAAATATCCGACCTCTAAAGCATCCAAGAAGGTCGGAAAAAAATCCGATCTCAAGCAAAGGGATGGTCGGAAAAAAATCCGATCTGCCTCGGAAGAAAATCCGAGCAAGGTCGGAAAAAAATCCGATGCAGGGTCGGAAAAATCTCCGACAAATCAAGATACCAGTAATCAGGATACCAGTCAAGTTTGCGCCGCAGTCCCGGCTGCGCCGGTCGAGCGCGCCGAACTGGTTCTGGTCAGTGACCGCCAAGAGCCTCGCTGCGAAATCCCGAACGACATGCCTGGCCCGAAAGACCAATCCTGCAAAACCTTCAAGGCCTGGGCCAACTACGCGATGGCCTTCCGCAAGCGCTACGCAACCTGGCCGGTATGGAACGCCAAGGTCGCCGGCCAGCTTGGTCAGCTTGTCGACCGTCTTGGGCGCGATGAGGCTCCGAAGGTTGCCGCGTTCTACCTCTGCGTCAACGACCGCAAGTTGATCAGCTCCATGCACAGCGTTGGCCACCTACTTCAGGACGCTGAGTCATACCGCACGCAGTGGTTCACCGGTCGCCAGATCAACAGCACGACCGCTGCCCAGATCGAAAAAACCCAGTCCAACCTATCCGCCGCCGAGCAGGCCTTGGCCGAGCAGCGCGCACGGAGGCAAGCCAATGCTAACGCCTGATCAACAAGACCAGCTGTTGCTGTCCCTGTTCGCCACCGCTGAGGCCATGGGCCTGCAGCTGACCCAGCCTGCCGCGCTGATCATGGTCGATGACCTGAAAGAGCACAGCGAGGCCGATCTGGCGCAGGCGCTGAAGGCCTGCCGCCGCAGTGGTGGACGCCTGACTGTCGACGCGATCCTGAAGAACCTGCATGCCGCTGACGGACACCCTGAGCCGAACGAGGCCTGGGCCATCGCGCTGCAGTCGTTCGACGAAGACGAAACTGTGCTGATGACCGCCGAGATTCAACAGGCCGCCGCCGCAGCTGCGCCAATCATTGAGGCTCGCGACAAGGTAGGCGCCCGCATGGCGTTCATCGCTGCCTATCAGCGCCTTGTCGAATTGTCTCGCGCCGCAGCATCGACGGTTGCCTGGCGGCTATCGCTTGGCCACAACGCAGAGCGGCGCGTTCAGGCCGTGCAGGAGGCTCAGCGCCTTGGTCGCCTGCCGGCACCGGAAGCACAGCGACTGCTGGCCGATCTGCGCGTCACCCCGATCACCGGAGACGGCCAGGCAATCGCCGGCTTGCTCACCGGGAAGACTGCTGCGCCCTCGCCTGAAATGCGCGACCGCTGGCAAGCGCTGAAGGCCGTTGTTCAGGACGGCAAGCGCCGCAAGCTGGTGCAGGACCGCTGGGACCGCCGCAAGGAACGCAATGAGCTTCGCCGCCGCAAGGCTGAACTCGAAAGCCAGCTCCAGCAGCTTGGAGGTGCCCAATGAAATGGGCCAAGCGCTCTGACTGCGTTGCTGTGAGCGACAGCAGCCCGCAGTACAAGGTCACCAAGTTCATGGTGGCCGACCAGGCCAAGTACCGGGCCAGCGTTCACGGCGACTTCATCGGCCGCGTGTGCGACGACGCCAAGGAAGCCCAAACCATCTGCGAGAACCACCTGCAGATCATGGGCGCCGACATGGAGGACGTAGCATGAGCGAGCGTCCTACCAAAGAGTTCCTGGCCTCCCTGATCGTCGGCCAGACCGTGCGCGTGACTCGCCATACCGGCGACGTGACCGGTCGCATTGCCGACATCAAGCCGCGCCTTTTTATCGTTCGTGTTGGCCGTGAAACACGCCGCTTCCTGCGCGAAGACGGCGGAGCATTCAACGCGCCGGACAAGTCGACCAAATCCTGGCTGATGCCGCTGGAGGTGAACCGTGGCTGAGCATGAGCCCTGCATTGGCCAGTCGGATGACTGGTACACCCCGCGCGACATGCTGGAGGCGCTGGGAGAGCGGTTTGACCTAGACCCGTGCAGCCCTGGCCCTGGCCATTGGGTGCCGGCTGACCGCGTGCTCACCAAAGCCGACGACGGCCTCGCGCAAGACTGGAACGGTTTCGTGTTCATGAATCCACCATTCGGCGGTCGCAACGGTCACGTGCCATGGCTGGAGAAGTTCCTCGCACACGGCAACGGCATTGCCATCGTTCGCGCCTACACCAGCGCCGCCTGGTTTCACGAGTACGCCATTCGTGCTGACGCGATGCTGTTCCCGCGCGGAAAGACCAAGTTCGTGCGCCCAGATGGGTCTATTGGTGGATCGCCTGGCCACGGCGTCGTGCTTCTAGCTATGGGCGAGCGCGCCAAAGCCGCGTTGCGCCGCAGTGGCGTTGGCCTGTTCGTGGATCTGGAGGTGAACCATGCCTAAGTACGGCCTGCAGTACATGCACAACGGCGATCTGTACGAGGTGCACATCTACGCGGACAACCTTGACGACGCCTATGCCCGCGTCGAGTCGATCAAGGCCACTGGCGAGTTAGACGACGGGGAAATCATCCACGAAGAAGAGGCCAGCGACGCCGCTGTTGCTTGGGCCCAGGTGAGGGTTGAGGCCCTCAAGGAGCAGCTGAAATGAACACCAAATGGCACTGCGAGCGCCACGAAGGCGGCTGGCTGATTGTTGCGGACTGGGACGGTAAGCAGTTCGCGCAGCACCTGAAGGCGGACCAGATGAAGACGGCGCATGAGCCGGGTTTTTTGTTCTGGTCGGCGGTCGGTTCTATCACCCGTTCGATCAGCGCTTACCGGGCACTGCATGAGAACCAGCGCAAGCTGTTCGGCCTGCGCAAACACCTCGACAAGCTGCTGTCCACCGGATGGCGCGTCTCCTGCCGCGACCCGCTGTGCATCGCCTGCGGTGGCCGTAGCGCGACCGTCGTGGAAGGCATGCTGATCGAGCAGTCACTCCCAGGCCTGCGCCGCGTTGGCGACGTTTATCAGCGCGTGGGGGTGAGCCAATGAGCTATTTCAGCTTTTTCATGTGGTGGATGTTCAGCACTTGGTGCGGGCTTCTTTGCCAAGGCCGTTTCTCCAAGGATTGGGATGAAGAACTCAATGAATTGCTGGATCGGCATGGGGTCAGTGCGCGGGTCGAAGGATTGACCGTAAGGCTTGGAGAAAGCGACGTATGGATAGGCAATGAGTTGTATGCATATGCCTACCGCTATCGGCCGCATCAAGAAACGGGTCTTAGAGGTTACAGAAACCTATATCGACCACGGATCAGCACCATGTATCGCCTGTATCTGTGCTGCGAATGGCATCAGAACGGGAGGCACAGCCATGACTAACCCAAAAAAGGCCGAGCTGCGCAGGCTGGCTGAGGCGGCAGCGCACAAGGACTGGTACGCAGGAAACGCATACGGCAAGCCGTTCATCCTCAATTCCCAGATCATCACCGATACGCCTGACGGCAAGTACGTGCTGCTGGATGGAAATCACCACTTCCGTGCTGACTGCGTTGCTAACGTGGCGTTCGTTGGCGCCGCCAGTCCCGCCGTCGTCCTCTCGCTGCTTGATAGCGAAGCCCAAGCCAAATGCGAGGCCGGCCACGCGATCCAGCAGAAAGACGCGGCCTATGCAGAGTGCAAGGCGCTCAGGGCCGAGCGCGACGCCGCCTTGGCTGAGCTTGAGGCGCTGCGCATTCAGGTGAGCACATTAACCGAATGGTACTCAAACGCCCTTGACGTTATCAGTGAGGTAACTGCGGCTATCCCTGGCGTGACTTACATGGATCCGCCGGACGGTGGTGATGTTTCGATTCCAGAGCAGATCCGGCGCATGGCAAAGGACGCAAAGCGGTATCTCTGGCTGCGTACTGCTGACTGGTGGAGCAGCCAGCTATGCGTAGTCCGCGACCCGAAGCAACAAGCTAAGCCCGGGACGGATTGCCCTAGCCGTGATCGTCTGGATTCGGCTATCGACGCCGCCATGTCGCAGGAGGCCAATCATGCATGACCTCTACGACTACGCCTTCCGCGCCCTGTGCTGGGTATGGGCTATCGGTGCGTGTGGGTATCTGGAGTTCTGCGTGAGGGTGATGCGGGGTGAGTGCAATGGCTAACCCGTCTTTCCCCCTGCGCAGCGAGCAAGACCGCGCCCGCGCCATCCAGATCCTGCAGCGCATTGACCTGCAATCAGGAAAGAGCTGGTGCATCAAGGACGAGGTGCGCTCAGACGCTCAGAACCGTCGTATGTGGGCCATGTTGCGCGACATAAGCCGCCAGGTTGAGTGGTACGGCCAGAAGCTGGACGAGACCGACTGGAAGCACATCTTCAGCGCGTCGGTCGAGCAGCAACGCGCCGTTCCGGGCCTCAATGGGGGCTTCGTAGTCCTCGGCATCTCCACCCGCAAGCAGAGCAAGCGGTGGTTCAACGACATGTTTCTGGTCATGGAGGCTTTCGCTGCTGAGCGCGGCGTGAAGTTCACCACGGCTGACTACTGGGGAATTGAGCGGGAGAACGCAGCATGAAAGGGAAATCCGTATCTGCCGATCAGAAGCGCTACCACGACATGCTCGCTCAGCACGTGGGCTGCATCGCCTGCTTCAAGGAGTTCGGAGCCCGCAACTTCCACGTCTCAATCCACCACGTCGACGGGCGTACCAAGCCGAACGCGCACTGGATGGTGCTCGGTCTCTGCGCCGGCCATCACCAAGACGGCACAGGCCTCGCCGGACTGATCGCCGTCCACCCATACAAAGCCCGCTTCGAAGCGCGCTACGGCACCCAGCGCGCGCTGATGACCGAATGCGCTCTCCAGCTCCAGCAGATGGGCTTCAAGGTTCCAGTGACTATTCAGGCCCTCTTCGGGCTGAAGGAGGCTGCATGAAAAAAGCTCTGATCTCAATACTGATTTCTGCTGCTCTTAGCCTGTGCTTGCTGTTTGGCGATGAGCTCGTTGCAGAGTTCGCTTTCTACGTATGTGTGGCCATGAATTTCCTTTCTTGGTTTGGCTTAGTGCTTGGGGCGATCACCAAAGAGGTTGCCGCAAGAATCCGTAGAACTTTCTGGCTGGTACTCCCAAGCGGAATTTTTGCTGTCTATGCACTCATCCAGAGCGGCCACACCTTCCTAGCTGCATCCTCATTCATGGTTCAGTTCTTCATTGTCGCCGCCGCGTTTAAACAGGAGGCGGCATGAGCAACGTCACCCCGCTGAACGTGAAGCCGGATCGGCTGGCCAATCAACTGGCGATGCACGAATCAATGAAGGATGAACTGCGCCAGGTGCTCGAGAAGTATCGCGGCCTCGACCTGCTGCCGATGTTCATCAACGACGCATTTGCTCAGGTCGGCTCGGAAGCGGCAATGGGTCCGCTGGCCATGATCCTGGATGGGGATGAGCCGGCATGACCAACTCCCGCGCAAAGGGCGCCGCCGTAGAGCGCGAGTTCTGTGCACTGGTCGCCACGCACCTTGGCGTGTCGTGCAAACGCAACCTTGAGCAGTCGAGGTCTGGCGGGCATGACATCCAGGGGCTAGATGGCTGGGCGCCGGAGATAAAGGCCCGCGCCGAACAGCCGCCCCGCGGTGCGCTGTTGAACATGTGGGCGCAGACGCTCGAGCAAGCCAAGGCCGTAAAGGCCCGACCGGTCCTAGCCGTCAAGGTCAACCGCAAGGGCTGGACCTTCTACATCGACGCCGCCGAGCTGCGTCCTGACATCTGGCAGCCCTGCAAGTCATGGGTAGCCATCGAGCCAGAAGACTTCTTTCAGTACGCCAGGGGGATCATGTGATGAAGCCAACCACGAAAGGTCAATCAGCATTGAGCGTCCAAGAGGGCGGTGGCCACTACAAGGATCAGGCAATTCAGCCTGTGGAATACATCCACGCCAATGGCATCGGCTACTTCGAGGGGAACGTGATCAAGTACGTCTCCCGCTGGCGGAAAAAGAACGGAATTGAGGACCTCAAGAAGGCCAAGCACTACTTGGAGCTTCTAATCGAGCTTGAGCAATCACTGGAGCCGGTCAACACGCCTATGACATTTCCCCAAGAAGTGGAGGCTTGACATGGCAGCGCGCAAAGCGACAGACGAAGAGATCATCCAGGCCCTGCAGTCGTGCCGCACTGTTCCTGAGGCAGCAGGGCGTCTTGGCATGCATGAGCGCCGAGTCTACGAGCATAAGGCACGTCTTGAGGCTGCCGGCTTTCAGTTCGGAAAGTCGCTGCCTGAGGTAGAGGCCAGCGCGCAGACTTACGTAATCACGGCGGCTGTGAACGCGACCAAGGCTCATGGACCTTTCCTGCGCACGCTGGAGCTTTACTGTGCTGCTCGCGGCGCTCAGCTGATCGTCATCCCGATGCGTTACCGGAACCCGACCCGGCGCGAAGAGGTAGGCGATGACGAGTGGTGGGACGCGCGCCTGGCGCCGTACCTGACCCACAACCGCACGAAGATCGCAAAGAACCTGGTGGTGCTGGCTGATATCAAGGTACAGCCCACGGCTATCAACCCGCTGCAGGGCTGGCTGACAGTGAGCGGTACCGCTTCGGCGATCCTTGGGCACACGAAGATAGCTCTGCGCTCGGTGGCTACCAAAGTCGGCGACCCGGCCAAGCTAGTGCTCACTACCGGCGCGTGCACTCTCGAGCAGTACAGTGACACCAACGCCGGCAAGAAAGGTGAGTTTCACCACACCCTTGGCGCCGTAGTGGTCGAGGTGGATGGTCCCGCCAACCACATCCGCCACATCTGCCCGATGAAGGACGGCAGCTTTATCGACCTGGCCAGCAAGTATTCCACCAAGGGAATAGAGCCGGCGCCGAGGGCTTACATTCTGGTGATGGGCGACGTGCACGCCGAAATGGCGGACCCGCGCGTACATGCGGCCACCAAGCAACTGGCTGAGCTGATCCGTCCTAAGCATCTGGTGCTGCATGACGTCCTCAACTTCGGGAGCGCCTCGCACCATGCCAAGTACTTTGAGAAGTTCCGCCGCGTGGTCACCGGCACCTCTAGCGTGCTCAAGGAGCTTCAGGTAACCGCGGCGCACGTCGATGAGCTGGCCGGCCTGGCTGATCGCACAGTCATGGTTGGCAGCAACCACCACGATCACTTCACGCAGTGGCTCGAGAAGTCGGAGCACGCCAACGACTTGGAAAACGCTCTGGTCTATCACGAGACCAAGACTGCGATGCTCGACGCCATTCACCGAGGCGGTTACTGCGACCCGTTCCAGTACTGGATGAACAAGCTTATGAAGAGCAGCGAGCGCCTGACCTGGCTGAAGCCTGGCGAGTCGTTCGCGAAGCACGGCATCGAGTACGGGTGGCACGGCCACAAAGGGCCTAATGGGGCCCGCGGCAGCACAAAGGGATTCGCCACCATCGGCGCCAAGGTCACCAAAGGCCACAGCCACGGCGCCGAGATCATCGACGGCGCGCACTCAGTCGGTACCAGCTCCAGCCTGCGCATGGGCTACAACGAAGACTCGCCCAGCGCCTGGACGCACACCCACGACATCACCTACGCCAACGGAAAGCGCACTCTGGTGCACTGCATCGGTGGCCGGTTCTACCGTGAAGACCAGAAAGCCGCGAAGGGGAAAGCAGCATGAAACAGCTCGACATCGAATACTTGCTGATGCAGTGGGGGATATGGGTGCGCGTTCAGGCTGGCGTGCCCCGGTACGTGTCGCCCCAGTACGCCCTGATGCGCGACAACGTTCAGATGCACGGCGGCCCGTCTCCGGCGATCAGCGACGATCTGGCGATGGTGATCGACCGGCACATCGCACGGCTCTATGAGCGCTACCCGGAGTGCGGCCAGGCCCTTTGGAATTACTACCGTTATGCAGGAATGACATACCGCCAGCTTGGGCGCCTGATGGACATGCACCACTCGAAGGTCGAGAGGCTGGTATCTGTAGGCGCGGGATGGATTGACGGCTCTCTGGAGCAGTATGCCGAAGCTGCATAACAGTACTTGACAGTGGCAGCCACTGGAGTAGTATTCCGGCTAATGATGCGGTTTTACCGCTTTGAAGCCCTGGCCTAATGCCGGGGCTTTTTCGTTTCCGGCATTAGAAAGCCGATAACGCCTCTCGATAAGCGCTAAATCGGCACTAGATTGCCGAAGTAGGCCGCATGCTCAAGTCCTGCATGCTGGTCTTCTTGCTCTGTGGGTGTTATCCGGCCGATCACTACATGGCTCGTTTCAGCCAGGAACAGTCAGACAGGAATTTCCGTGCCATGGAGTACTGCGCTAATGCGGTCGCAGAGATCCCACTGCCGCTCGACGACGAAGCCAAGAACGCCATTTACAGCGACTGCCTCATACAGGTAGGCGCCACGATTTAGCCCACCGACCAGCCGAATTCATCGAAAGGTTGAGCCAACTGGTGGGCGCCTAATGACGGAAAGCATCACTTTCCGATGATTGCTCAGCTGCTCCCCAGCAGTCTTGCCGGCTTCGGTCGGCCTTTTATTCAAGCCGCTATAGCTCAGCGTGGTAGAGCGCCTGCCTTGTAAGCAGGATGTCCTGGGTTCGAAGCCTGGTGGCGGCACCATTGATGGCATGTAGCTCAGTTGGTAGAGCCGGCGACTGTTAATCGCCTGGTCGCAGGTTCGAGTCCTGCCGTGTCAGCCATTTACCCCGCAGTGCCGGCCCGGCGAAGGGCCAGGAAATGCCTATGAGTGTCCGCGAAATGACCGAACCAGCCTCGACAGCAGTTGGCGGCCTTGCCCTGTACAAGCTCGGCGTCCTCGGCGCCCTTGCTGCCGTGCTGGTGACCATCGTTGTAATGGCGATGACACTGCCCAAGACGGTGCGCGAGTTCGTCGTCGCCATGATCTCGACCGTTGTATCGAGCCTGGCAGGTGGTGCGTTCGTGATTCGCTGGTTCGACCTTCTGCATTGGGCACAGGATGACCTGGGGCTGGTTGCACTGGCTGGCTTGATATTCGTGTGCGGCCTCCCGGCTTGGGTACTGGTCCGCGCATGGTTCGCCTACGCAGAGCTGCGCAAGGACATGAGCCTTCCCGACATGATTCGCGAGATCAAGCAGGCGGTGTGGAAATGACCGGATTTGGAGAAGGCTGACATGCCCTGGATCATCCCCGCACTCCTGTTCCTGGCTGCGGTGGTGTTCTGGCGCCTGTCGTTCCGTACTGACGACTATCTCGTCGCCTGGGTGCGCTTCATGGCCGCCATGTTCCTGATCTGCGTTGCGCTGATCTACAGCATGGGGCTGTTGGCTGGGTGGGTGTTGGCGTGATGCGCCCAATGCCGCCCGAGACCATCGGCCAGTTCGCTGATGGCAAGGACTGGGCAGACGCCTACATACCGGCACCTGAAGTGCTGCAGTGGGCTATGGACACGTTCGTGATCGATGGTGCGCCGCTGTTCAACGAAGACCATGCGCACCTGAAGGACGCGCCAATCGCGTTCCTGTGGGCAGCGGGTGGCTTTGAGAAGCAAGGCCGCTGGGTGCTTGGGCAGTGCGAGGACGTAACCTTTCGCTGTGGCGCCTGGCAGAAGGGCAGACAGGAACAGCAGATGCTGCAGTGGTTCGGATACATGCCGAGCTTCCTGATTACCCTGGCCGCCGATTACTGCGCAGAGTGCTCTGATGCTGAGTTCTGCGCCCTGGTAGAGCATGAGCTGTACCACATGGAACAGAAGACCAACTCTGAAGGTGAGCCGCAGTTCACCGACGAAGGCCAGCCCAAGCTGAAGCTGCGCGGCCATGACGTCGAAGAGTTCGTTGGTGTCGTTCGCCGGTACGGTGCGAGCGAAGGTGTTAAGGCCATGGTCGAGGCAGCCAACAAGGCGCCCGAGGTGGCCAAGATCAATATTGCGAGGGCCTGCGGAACCTGCCTACTGAAGTCGGCCTGAGTTTGGACAGGCACTGGACAGGTGATAGCCGATGGCAGCTTTGAGCAATGAGGTCAAGGGCTTCATAGTTCAGGCCCTGGCCTGTTTTGACACGCCCTCTCAAGTAGCAGAGGCAGTCAAGAACGATTACGGAGTTGAGGTGAGCCGCCAGCAGGTGGAGTCGCACGACCCGACCAAGGTTTCAGGCAAGGGATTGGCCGCCAAGTGGGTCACGCTGTTCCACGACACCCGCAAGCGATTTCGGGAAGACACTGCCGAGATCCCAATCGCCAATCGATCCTACCGGCTCCGCATGCTGGGCCGCCTGGTCGAGAAGGCAGAGAGCAGCCGCAACGCTCGCCTTGCCCTGCAGGTGCTCGAGCAGGCTGCGAAGGAATGCGGCGACATGTACGTGAACCGCAAGCAGGAAACGCAGCCAACGAACCCAGGCGATGGCGATGCAATCCCGGCTGTCGAATACACCCTGAGCCCAGACGAAGATGTCCCAGCAAGCCCGGTTCTCTGAAGCTCCGGTCAAGCTGACACCGAAGCAGGCCAACATCTACGTATGGGGCTGGCAGGCGAACGCGCGTTTCCGTGATGCGGTGTGCGGTCGCCGGTTCGGTAAGACGTTCCTCGGCAAGGCTGAAATGCGCAGGGCTGCCAGACTGGCAGTGCACTGGGGCGTCAGCTTCGAGGATGAAATCTGGTACGCAGCCCCGACGCAAAAGCAAGCGCGCCGAGTGTTCTGGCGCCGGCTGAAGCAGGCAATCCCTGAATCATGGCGGGCCTGCAAGCCGAACGAGACGGACATGCTGATCACTCTGAAGAGTGGTCACCTGATCCGCTGCGTAGGGCTGGAGAACTACGACGACCTGCGCGGCTCCGGCCTGTTCTTCGTGCTGGTGGACGAATGGGCTGACTGCAAGTACGCGGCCTGGGAAGAAGTGCTGCGGCCGATGCTCTCGACGTGCCAGTACACGATCCCTGGCGTCGGCACCTTCAAGGGTGGCCACGCACTGCGGATAGGCACACCGAAGGGCTTCAATCACTGCTACGACACATACCGTGACGGGCAGGAAGGCGGGGAACCAGACCACAAGAGCTGGCAGTACTCTTCGCTTGCTGGCGGCAACGTACCGGCTGAGGAACTGGAAGCGGCTCGCCGCACCATGGACCCCCGGACGTTCCGGCAGGAGTACGACGCCAGCTTTGAGAACTACTCGGGCGTCGTCTACTACACCTTCGACCGGCGCCAGTGCTCGACTACTGAGCGCATCAAGCCGGCCGAAGCGCTGCATATCGGCATGGACTTCAACGTGATGAAGATGTCCGCCGTGGTGTTCGTGGTTCGCGATGGTCTTCCTCTGGCGCTGGACGAGTTCCACGACGTGCGCGACACGCCGGACATGATCGAGAAGATTCAGGCCAGGTTCCATGGCCACGGCATCGCCGTCTACCCGGACGCCAGCGGGCAGAACACCAGCAGCAAGAACGCCAGTGAGTCCGACCTGTCGCTGCTTAAGAAGGCCGGCTTCACCGTAGTGGTGAACTCGACCAACCCCAGCGTCAAGGATCGCGTCAACTCGCTCAACGCCATGTTCCTGAACACCTACGGCGAGCGCCGGCTGAAGGTCAACATCGACCAGTGTCCGAAGCTGACGCAGTGCCTTGAGCGGCAGACCTACACCGACAAGGGCGAGCCGGACAAAGACCCGAAAAAGGGTCACGACCACATGAACGATGCCGCAGGCTACTTCATCGTCAAGCGTTACCCGATCAACCAGCGTACCGCCACGGCAACGACCCTGAGAATCTGAGAATGGCCAACGACCCGAGCACCGTAAGCCCCGCAGTCAAGGCAATGCGCCAAGACTGGGCGGTCGTTGATCCGCTGATGGGTGGCACCAAGGCGATGCGTGCGGCCGGCGAGCAACTGCTGCCCAAGTTCCCGAACGAAGAGCCGGCGCCGTACAAGCAGCGTCTTGCGCGCTCGACTCTGCTACCGGCGTACAGCGAGACCGTACAGAACATGTCCGGTCGCGTATTTGCTGAGCCGATCAGCTTTGGCGAAGACGTGCCTGACCAGATCCAGGAATACGCCGAGAACATCGATCAGCAGGGCAATAGCCTGCATGTGTGGGTTCAATCCTACTTCGACGAGGCTCTGGCAAAAGGCCTGAACTTCGCTCTGGTTGACTTCCCGTCCACCAGCGATGAAGAAGGGCGCCCGCTGTACCCGACTCGCGCCGCCGAGATTGCGGCCGGTGTCCGCCCCTACGCGGTGATCATCAAGCCTGGCCAGGTGCTTGGCTGGAAGTCAGAAACCCGCAACGGCGCCGAAGTGCTGACCCAGTTCCGGTACATGGAATCGGTCGAAGAGGAAGACCCTGAAAACCAGTTCGTCACCAAGCAGGTTGAGCAGGTTCGCGTGCTGGAACCTGGTTCATGGCGCACCTTCCGCAAGCAGAAAACGCAGGGTAACAAGGAAGAGTGGGTCGAGCATGCGAGCGGTAGCACTTCGCTCGACGTGATTCCCCTGGTCGCCTACTACACCAAGCGCACGGGCTTTATGACCGCCACGCCGCCACTCATGGAAGTGGCGCACCTTAACGTCAAGCACTGGCAGTCGCAGAGCGATCAGGACAACATCCTGCACGTCGCCCGCGTGCCAATGCTGGCCATAATTGGTGTGGATGCTCCAGGCCAGGATGCAGCGCCAGGCAGCGCGATCACTGTAGGGACATCGCAGGCAACCTACCTGCCGCAATCCGGTGACATGAAATTCGTGGAGCACACCGGCAAAGCCATTGAGGCTGGCCGCCAATCGCTGCTGGATCTTGAAGATCAGATGCGCATGGCCGGCGCCAAGCTGCTCCAGAAGGAAAAGCAGGCGACCAAGACCGCTGCACAGGCCGAGGAAGAGGCCGCGCAGGAGCTGAGCCCGCTGGAGACCATGGCCGGCACCCTGGAAGACGCCATTGACCAGATCCTGCAGTTCTTCGCGCTGTGGATCGGCGAATCTGAAGGCGGTCACGTGCAGGTCAACGGGAACTTCGACGTGGATTACGCCCCCGAGACGACTTTGCCGCTGCTGCTGAACATGAGCCTGCAGAGCCGCCTGTCCAATGAAACCCTGTTCCGCGAAGTGCAGCGCCGTGGCGTGATAAATGGCGACCTGACCTGGGAAGATGAGAAGGAACGACTTGAGGCGCAAGGTCCGGCGCTGGGCGCGCTCTAATGCTCACCGCCAACGATAGGCTGGCCGACTTCGCCGTATCTCACGCCATTGACCTGAGCCGGTACAGCAACGGCGCAGTGCGGCGCATGATGGCGCTGCTCAATCGCACTGATGCTGATCTGTTCGCCAGGCTGACAGAAGCACTAGAGCGACTGCCTACCGAGTCGTTCACGGTGCAGCGGCTGGACATGCAGCTTGTCGAGGTTCAGCGGCTTAACGCAGAAGCCTACCGGGCTGCTGGCGAGGAACTGGATAGCGAACTGCTAGGCCTGGTCGGATACGAGGCCAGCTTCCAGCATCGATCAATACAGGCTGTACTGCCGGCGCAGGTGGCCGAAGCGCTGACTCTGAACTCAGTAGCGCCGAATCAAGTCTATGCCGCCGCGATGGCCAGGCCCTTCCAAGGGAGGCTTCTACGCGAGGCACTGAAGGACATCGAGGCAGCGCGGGCCGCCAGGATACGCGACACCATCCGCATGGGGTTCGTGGAAGGTGAAACCATTAGCCAGATGGTGCGCCGCCTTCGCGGAACTCGAGCCAATGGCTACGCCGACGGATTGCTTGAGATCGACCGCAGAGGCGCAGAGGCGCTGGTCCGGACGGCGATCAGCCATACGTCGGACTTCGCACGCCAGGCCGTGTACGAGGCCAACAGCGATCTGATCGAGGAATGGGAATTTCTCGCCACGCTGGATGGCAGGACGACAATCACGTGCGCCTCGCTGTCGGGTAAGACGTTCAAGATCGGCGAAGGCCCACGCCCCCCGCGCCACTGGGGGTGCCGCAGCACGTCAGTGCCTGTGCTCAAGTCAGCATGGGCCGCCCTTGGAGTGCCAAAGTCCGAACTGGAAGCCGGTACCCAAGCAAGCATGGACGGCCAAGTGGCCGCCGAACTGAACTACAGCGAATGGTTACGCAAGAAGCCAGCCGAGTTCCAAGATGATGTTCTTGGGGTTGAGCGTGGCAAATTGTTCCGCGCTGGCAAGATCAGCGTCGACCGTTTCACCGACAACAAGGGCAAGGTGTACACACTCGACGAACTGCGTAGGCGAGATGCTGCGCTGTTCGAAGCTGCTGCGCTATGATGGCTCCATGATCGAGAAACCAACATTTCATGTCATCCAGGGATCAGTCGAGAAGGACGATCCAAGGCTGAAGGCCGCCAAGGTGCGCAAGCGCAAGCCTGCCGCTGCCTCGTTGATCAGCTGCCATCGGTGTGGCGGAAATGCCGTGCTCGAAGTGAAGCTGGGCATGGTCTTCAAAGATGGCAAGGCGAGCGGCGGCACTAAGCAGTTGCTGTGCGCTTCCTGTTTCATGCGTGGGGAGAGGGTGGTTCTATGTTGAGTATCGATGAGAACGGTTTCACGACCGTAATTGTGGACGGTGAGCCGCAGCTGCGGCGCGCACAATATGTACAAGGCGCTGGTCGCGGACCTATGGGTGGTCGTGGACATTCCTTGCCAGAAGTTGAGCCAGAGCTTCAGGAAAACGAGGAGCTGGTTCGGACGATATCCGGCGATGCTTACATCATCACCACTCGCTAGAGCTGTTCCAGTTACTACCCAAGCCCGCCACTGAGCGGGCTTTTTCATGTCCGCTGTCCTAGGACAAGGGACACACAGAGCACAAATTTCCAGCCTCGGCAATGCCGGGGCTTTTTTATGCCCGAGTACCGGATGGGGTAGGGCGCCACGGGCCGGATGGCTCAGCAGATGGGCGGATGCCCGGAGAACCACATGAAACTGAAGCTCGACGAACAAGGTCACGCGGTACTGCAGGACGGCAAGCCGGTCTACATCCACGACGACGGCAAAGAGGTGGCATTCGATGCGCCTGGCACCGTTGCCACGATTTCCCGGCTGAATGGTGAGGCCAAGGCGCACCGCGAGCGCGCAGAGGCCGCAGAGAGCGCGCTGAAGCCGTTCAAGGAGGCAGGCATCGAAGATCCTGCAGCGGCAGCCAAGGCACTGAATACGGTCAAGAACCTGGATGACAAGCGCCTGGTTGATGCCGGCGAAGTCGAGAAGGTGAAGGCCGAGGCGATCAAGTCGCTGGAAGAGCGCTATGCGCCAGTCGTAAAAGAGGCCGAGACGCTGAAGGCTCAGCTGAACACCCACCTGATCGGTGGTGCGTTCGCCTCGTCCAAGTTCATCGCCGAGAAGTTCGCCGCAGAAGGCCCTGCCGGGGTCGAGATCGCTCGCGCCTTGTTCGGCAACAGCCTCAAGGTGGAAGACGGCAAGGTCGTCGGCTACGACGCCAACGGCAACAAGCTGTATTCCCGCGCTCGACCGGGTGAGCTGGCCAGCGCAGACGAGGCAATCGAGCTGCTGGTGGACGCCTATCCGCACAAGAACCACATCCTGAAAGGTACCGGCGCGAACGGCGGCGGCGCCTCTCATGGAAAGGGTAATGGTGACGGCAAGAAAACCATGACCCGCGCAAGTTACGACGCACTCACCCCGCCTGACCAGGCGACCTTCACGCGTTCTGGGGGCGTGGTAACCGAGTAACACCGAAATATGCCGATGCCTGGATGGGGATCGGTGCTTGGGTCGGATGGCCCGGAAGTCTGAAAACTCAATCATCGATCAAGTAAGGAGCCAATCATGGCCAACACCCTCACCGGGCTGGTGCCCACTCTGTACAACGCGCTGGACGTGGTGTCCCGCGAACTGGTCGGGTTCATCCCGGCTGTCACCTCTGACATGACCTACGAGCGTGCCGCTGTCGGTCAAACCGTTATGTCTCCGGTCGTTGGTGCTGCCACTGCTACCGACATCACCCCGGCCGTCACCCCGCCGAACGACGGTGATCAGACTGTCGGCAACGTGCAGATGACCATCTCCAAGGCTCGTCGCGTACCGATTCGCTGGAACGGCGAAGAGAAGCGCGGCCTGGACAACAACGGCGCGAGCTACAACGTCATCCTCTCGAACCAGATCCAGCAGGGCATGCGCACTCTGGTGAACGAGATCGAGGCCGACCTGGCTGCTCTGCACCTGAGCGCTTCCCGTGCCTATGGTACCGCTGGCACCGCCCCGTTCGGCACCGCTGCCGACCTGAGCGATTCCGCTGGTGCTCTGCGCATTCTGGAAGAGAACGGCGCCCAAGGCCTGGACTTCCAGCTGGTGCTGGGCACCGCTGCCATGGCCAACCTGCGCGGCAAGCAATCCGTCCTGTTCAAGGTGAACGAGTCCGGCCGCGAAGACATGCTGCGCAACGGTATCACCGACCGTCTGCAGGGCCTGGCTCTGCGTCAGTCGGCTCAGGTGAAGAACTTCACCGCTGGTACCGGTGCATCGGCCACCACCAACAACGCCGGCTATGCAGTGGGCGCGACCGTTATCACCCTGGCCTCGGCCGGTACCGGCACCATCCTGGCCGGTGACGTGATCACCTTCGCTGGTGACACCAACAAGTACGTGGTTGCCTCCGGCGACGCTGACGTGTCGGGCGGCGGCACCATCACCCTGCAGGCGCCTGGCCTGATGAAGGCCATCCCGGCTGCAGCCACCAACATCACCGTGATCTCGGCCAGCGCGCGCAACATGTTCTTCGCTCGCTCGGCTATCGCACTGGCTACCCGCGCACCGGCCCTACCGGAAGGCGGCGACAGCGCGGTGGATCGTATGATCGTGACCGACCCGCTGACCGGTCTGTCGTTCGAGGTGTCCATGTACGCCCAGTATCGCCAGATGCAGTTCGAGATCGCGATGGCCTGGGGCTGTGCCGCGGTCAAGAAGGAACACATCGGCATCCTGTTGGGCTGATGAAAATAGCCGGGGCCTTCGGGCTCCGGCTCTCTTTCTGGAGAAAACGCATGAACGTATTGAAGTGCAAGCCGTGGGGCGAAGGTCAGGGCGACCACGTTCTGGTCAACGAGGAAGACTTCAACCCGGATTTCCACAAGCTGCTTGACGAGGCCGACGAGGCCGACAAGCCGTCCAAGGGTCTGAACGTCGAACAGCTGAAAGCTGCTCTGACCGCCAAGGGCGTCGAAGTGCCGGATGGCGCTAAGAAAGCCGAATTAGCCAAGCTGCTCGACGAGGCCGTGTAAACCATGGCCCTGGTGATCCGCTGATCTGAATTATCTAATGCAGATAGATTGCTGTATGGATTAACAGTAAAATGGCAGGGTAACCATCTGGAGCACCTGCCATGAGCAAAGTAGAAAAGGTTGAGTTTTCCTGCGCCACTTGTGGCGAGAAGTTTCGCAAGCTTGCGTCTCAGGTTGGCAAAACGGCGTACTGCTCAAAGTCCTGCTACTGGAAGGGCATGAAAGGCAAGGCGCCTCACAACAAGGGAGAAAGCAGCTCTTCGCAGAAGCCATGTATGCAATGCGGCAACCCGATAACTGGCATACCTTCAGAGCTGAAGCGTTCAAAGTTTTGCTCAAGAACCTGTTCTGGCAAGGCCCGCTCAGGAGATATGAGCCGCGAGGGCATGCAAGCCTTCATAAAGGCAAGATCTGTAGAGACTGAATCTGGTTGCTGGGAATGGATCAAGTCCACCAATGGTGGATATGGTCGATTCAAGAAGGGTGAGAGGTCTCAATACGCACACCGCGCATCCTACGAAGCGTTTGTTGGGATGGTGCCTGACGGGCTCTTCCTTGATCACCTATGCAGAAACAGGGCCTGTGTTAATCCTCAGCATCTTGAGCCTGTGACGCTTGAAGAGAACATCCGGAGAGGCGAGGCAGGATATAGGCCTCAGACAGAGACGCAGAAGGAAAAGCGCTCTAAAAGCCTGCTTGCACATTACGCCGATGCTAAGAACCGTGAGCGTCAGCGAGCCATTCTTGATCAAGTTCGAGACTCTGAAAAGCGTAAAAGAGCTGCCGCTGAAGCGAACAGGACTCCAGAAAGAAGGGCGGCCGCCAGTGAGCGTATGAAAGCTATATGGGCCGAAAGAAAGCGGGTGACAAAGCATGCTGATAATTGAGACGGGGCAAATTGTGGCCGGCGCCGAAAGCTTTGCCACGGCTGCCGAACTGGTCACCTACGCGGCCAATTTCGGCCGCACAATTCCCAGCGACACGGCCGCACAGGAAGCCCTGCTGCGTCGTGCCGCTCTGCAAATGAGCGCGATGTCATGGAAGGGCGGGCTGGTCAACGAGCTGCAAGCCCTGTCCTGGCCGCGCTATGACGTGTCCCGCGAAAACTGGCTGGTGCCTTCCAACTCCATCCCGGCGCAGATAAAGGCCGGTCAGATGGCGCTGGCGGCCGAGATCCACGCCGATGACCTTGACCCACCGGAAGACAAGACAGGGGCTGTCACAGAAGAGCGCGTTGAAGGCGCCGTGACTGTGAAGTATTCCCAGGCTTCCAGTTCAACCACGCGCCCGGCTGCCACGCGGCAGTCATATGCTCAGTTTGGCCCGTTCATGCACGCCTCCAATCAGGTCCGAATGGTGCGTGGCTGATGAGCGCCTTCTATGACCGCATGGCGGCGACAGCGCTGCGGCTGATCGCTCAGTTCGGCCAGCCAGCCACGCTGATTGACGTAACGCCAGGCGGATACGACCCGGATACGGGCGTGACGGGGCCTGTCACGATGGAGCGCACTGGTAGCGCAATCGTTCAGGACTACAACTTGCGCGAATCAGGCGCAGCCAACCTGGCAGGAACGGTCATCCAGCAGGGCGACAAGAAGATCATGCTCGCCGCGCTCACTACCAACGATGACGGCGACCAAGTGCAGATCGAGCCGCCGACGATGAACACCAAGGTGACCGTCGACGGGGTGACTTGGACCGTCGCGAACATCAAGAGCATCAACCCGGCCGGCACGCCGCTGCTGTACGAGATTCAGGGGCGCCGCTGATGAGCTTTTCCGGCGACATCAGCCGCTTCGCCAAGCTGACGAAGGATGCCCAGGACAAGATTGCGCGCACTGCTGCGCTTGATCTGTTCAGTGGCACCATTCGTTCAACCCCGGTCGATACGGGGCGAGCGCGCGGAAACTGGCAAACCACTGTTGGGATGCCGGCACAGGGCGAAACCCGCAGAGAGGACCCGAGCGGCGCGCAGGCGCTAAACGAGGTAGCCGCGAATACACCCAATGGGGCGGGGCAGGAGGTCTTCCTGTCGAACAACCTTCCCTACATCGAACAGCTCGAGTACGGCAGCAGCACCCAGGCCCCGGCAGGGATGATGCGCATCAACTTCGCCCGGGTGCAGCGCATCGTTGCCGCCGCCATTGCCAAGTTCAAGGTCTGATCATGTCGAATAAGCTGATTCGCAGCCTGTACGAGAGCAGGCTGGCAGGGTTCGGCCTGCTGAAATCGCTGCCAATCGCTTGGGAGAACGTGCAGTTTACCCAGCCGGTAACGGCCTACCTGAAGTCGTATCTGCTCAAGGCTCCTACCGGCAGTGAAGACCTGAAAGGCGATCACCGAGTTTATGAGGGCGTTTACCAAGTAAGTGTTTTCGTGCCGAAAGGACAAGGCCCTCAAGCGGCTGAAACTCTGGCCGGCGAACTGGCGGCACTGTTCCCGCTGAACCTGCGACTGACCTCTGGCGGTTTCGCGGTGCAGATCGTCGAGCCATGCAGCGAAGGCCCAGCAGTCCAGGGTGACACCCATTACATGATCCCGGTGAGCTTCAAGTACCGGGCCGATACGGTTTAGGAGTTGAGCATGTCAAAGCCAAAACTGAAGAAGATAACGAGGAAGGCCATTGCCGACCAGCTCAGGAAATTCGCAGATTCTGTTGAGTCGGGACAGGTTTACGTCATGGAGATATCGACCGGAACTGGTGAGCCAATTTCTTCAAATTTCGGATACATGCCGAGTCTGGATAGATTTTTAAACGTCAGCTATCGGGCTGGATGATCTGATAGTCGTGAAGGGCATTGAGCAATGACCGAGTTCACCAAAGAGTTGCACCGCAACCTGATCCGCGCAGCAAAGGCAGCAATTGCCGCCTGGGAGCGCTGGTTAAACGAGCAAGACAAACCCCAACAGTAAACCCCAGCTACACCGGGCACGCTGACCAGTCACGCCGCAAGGCCCCGCTGTTCACTTCGCCTCCCCGGAATTGACAACTCCGAGGAGACATCTATGTCAGTTTCTCTGCCCAACGGCGCCGTAGTCGCCATCGCATCGGCATATTCCGCCGCAGAAACCATTTCCGCCATCAGCAACGCCGCCGATGCCTCGTGCAGCTCCACCGCACACGGCTTCACCACCGGCGACATCCTCGAAATCAACTCCGGTTGGTCGCGCCTCAATGGTCGCATTGTGCGTGTCAAGAGCGCTACCACTGATGCTTTCGTGCTCGAGGGCATCGATACCACCAGCACCAACCTGTACCCGACTGGGGGCGGCGCTGGCACTGCACGCAAGATCAATACCTGGCAGCAGATCACCCAGGTACTGGAGTTCACCACCTCGGGCGGCGAACAGCAGTTCGTGACCTACAGCTTCCTTGAGGAAGATGTCGAGCACCAGATCCCGACCGTTAAGTCGGCATCGAGCTTCGCGCTGACCATCGGTGACGATGCATCGCTGCCGTGGTACGGCATCCTCTCGGCTGCCAACGATGACCGCGTTCCTCGCGCCGTGTCTGTTCTCCTGCCGGCAGGCTCGTCGATCTACTACAACGGTTACGTGACGCTCAACAAGACGCCGACCATGACCAAGAACGAGATCATGGGCCTGCAGAGCACCGTTTCGCTGACTTCTGAGCCGGTGCGTTACGCAGCCTAACCAATCGGCCCGCTTCGGCGGGCCTTCCCTTCAGCACAAGGAATCAGCATGAGCGTGAAACTCAGCCTCAACCCTTCGCCTACGTTCACCGCTCCGGTCGAAATCCCGCTGCCGGATGGCGTCGTGGCGAAGCAGGTCTTCACCTTCAAGCACCGCACCCGCGAACAGCTTAACGAACTGCTGGCGGACAAAGAGATCACCGATCCGGACTTGATCGCTGCTATGTGCACTGGCTGGGATCTGGATGAAGAGTTCAACAGCGACAACATCAAGTTGCTCTGCAGTAACTACATGATGGCGCCGCGGCTGATCCTGAACGTCTACACCGCCTCCCTGATCGAGGGACGCAAGGGAAACTGAAACAGGTCGCCAGCGCGCTGTATCAGGATGAGCCCTCTGATGCCGAGCTTGCGGCCTTCGGATTGCGCAGGGAAGACCTAGAACAGGAAGGCACGGAAGTCTGGCCCGACAACTGGGTGATAGTCGACGTGTTCATGTCGATGATGACGCAATGGCGTATCTGCCACGCCGGCATGACCGGGCTCGATTACACGGCTTTGGAGGCCGTGATGCGTATAGCTGGCGTTCAGGATGACAATCGCACTGACGTGTTCGCTGGTATCAGGATCATGGAAGCCGAGGCGCTGCGGGTGATGCGCGAGGATTGATTCGCTGCTAGATTGCCAGGCATTCAACAGGGAGGAAATCGAATGCTTAGGGCTATTTGTTTCGCGCTGGTCGCTGCCGTTCTATCCGGTTGCGGTCACAGTCAGATCAACTATTCGCCGCGCCCCAGCATGACCTGGGAACAGGCCGTTGCCGTGGTAGAACGCGGTTTTCATGAGGACTACGGCAAGGAGCGGGCTCAGTCGGTCGTTGTCACCGACAAGGCAATCGTCCTGGCTGATGGGAATATCACCACAGGCAACTTCGCCGGTTCAGCGGTTCCAGTTTACGGCTCAGCGGTAATCGTTGGGACGAGCAACGCGAAAACCATTGCGGCGGGCCAGCATATCTATCTGGATTCGCTGATGCCAGCCATGGTGATGAAGAAGAATGGCCGGGAAAACCGGTATGCCGTGATCGTTCGGCAGGAGCCTGGAATCACGGCGCGGCGGGTTTTCTTCCGCTCTCAGGCTGCAGCGCAGAATTTCGCTGATGCGCTGGCCTCGCTTAAGAGCGCTTCAAGCGCTCGCTGATACAACCTAAAACCACAAACCCGGCCAGGCGCCGGGTTTTTATTGCCTGGAGAAACGCATGACCGAGTACGCGAAGCTAGTTCTGAGCGTCGACAGCTCGTCCGCCAGGCAGTCTACCGAGGCTCTTGGCCGGCTGGAGGATGCCGGCAATTCGGCCGAGCGCGGCATGGGTCGCCTGGAGCAACAGACCCGCCGTAACACTCAGGCAGCCGGACAACTCGGCACCGCCATGAATGCCCTCAAAGGCGCCATCGCCGCAGCTATCTCTGTCTCCGCGCTGCAATCTGTCGCAGGTATGGTGCAGGGCTATCAGGAGATGGCCGAGCGCGTGCGTATGGCGTCGTCCAGCGTCGCTGAGTACGAGATGGTTCAGAAGCGCCTGCTGTCCACGGCAAACGGCACCTACCGATCCCTGTCTGAGGCGCAGGAACTCTACATCCGCACGGCGGACAGCCTGCGTAGCCTGGGCTACACGACCCAGCAAGCGCTGGATGTCACCGACTCAATGTCGTACGCGTTCGTAACGAACGCCGCCAATGCCGAGCGTGCCGGCGCTGCCATCAATGCCTTCGCCAAGTCCATGAACACCGGCAAGGTTGCGGCTGACCAGTGGGAAACGATCACCACTGCCATCCCGACCGTAATCAATGCCATCGCCGATTCGTCCGGCAAGTCAGCCGCAGAGGTTCGGGCGCTTGGTGCGGCCGGCAAGCTGACTGCTCGTGACCTCTCGGAGGGCCTGCGCAAGTCCCTGGAGGAAAACTCCAAAGCAGCGGCCAACATGGCGAACAACATGACGGACGCTGGCGTTCGCGCCAAGACCGCTATGACGGCTCTGTTCGTAGCCATCGAAGAGCGCTCAGGCGTCATTCAGGGTGTCACCGAATCAATCATCAGCGCCGCTGATGCTGTGCTTGAGTTCAGCCAAGATGCAGGGGAACTCAACGCCACCCTGCAGAAGATCGGTACCGCCGCTGAATACGCAGGAGCACTGATTGCTGCTCGCTTGGTTACGGTCATGGCTGCGTATGCCGTAGCGCAAGGCCAAGCCGTCGCCGCAACTATCGCCCGTATCCAGAGTGACAATGCCGCGCTGAGTGCAAGCGCCCGCCGCGCCGCCGCTGAGAAGGTTGTGGCCGTGGCAGCTCTGGCCACCGCCAGAGCAGAGTTCCAGGCCGCTGCCGGGACGAACGCACACGCCTTTGCCGCGCAGGCGTTGGTAGCCGCTCAGGGTCGCGCCGCGCAAGCATCTGCCGCGCATGCCGCAGCCCAAACGGCCTTGAACGGAACCTTGACTGTAGGCGCCGTGGCTGCGCGTGGATTCGCTGGCGCAATGGCGCTTCTCGGCGGCCCGGTCGGCGTGGTGCTATTGGCTGCGAGCGCCCTGGCTGTCTATGCAACTTCCGCCAACGATGCCCGGCAGCCGACTATAGACCTCACCAAGTCCGTTAAGGACCTGACCGAAGCTCAGCGAGAGCTTGCCAGATTTGAGGCAACGCGAAAGCTGCAAGAACTTGGCGATCAGGCCAAGAAGGCCGCCGCCGACGTTGAGGCTGCCAACGCTCTGATGAGTCGGTCCGATGTGCAGGCGGCGCAGTCTGACCGTTTCAAGGAAGCCCTGGCAGGCCGAAAGGTGCTGCTGGAAGAGATAAACGGCGAGATCAAGAAGTATCAGGATCGCCTGAAAGACCTCGATTCGGTTTCTCAGCCCAGCACTTCCAGAGACTCTGGCGGGCCTGCAGCGCCGACCACCACCGTGGAAGTTCAGCGAGCAATCGCCCGCATGCGCGAGCAGGTCGAACTGGCCAAGCTGCAGGGTGAGGCAAGAGCGAAGCTGGCTGCCATCCAGGCGCTTGGCTCCGATGCAACCGCCGAAGAGCGTGCGGAAGCCGAGAAGCTGGCCGCTGAGATTTACCGACTCGAGGAAGCGCAGAAGGCTGCTACTGCCAGCACCAAGGAACTGGGCAAGGAGGGCAAGCGTAGTGCCGAAGAAGCCAAGCGCCTGGCTGAAGAGATCGAGAACTACGTAAAGGGCCTGGAGCGACAAGCTGCTCTGGCCGGAAAATCCGCCGCCGCATCACGCCGCTATGAGCTGGCCGAGCGTGACCTTGCCGGCGCCATGCGTGAGCGCGCCGAAGCAGCGCTTGAGATCATCGATGCAAACGAAAAGCAGGAGGCCTACAAGTCCCTCCTGTCCGATCTGCGCACGGATGAAGAACGACTGACAGACCAGATGCGCGAGCGCCTGAAGGTGCTCGAAGAAATGAGCAACGTCAGTGACGAAGAGCGCGCCAAGGTTAGGTCGCGCATCGCTGAAGGTGCGCTTGGCGGCGATGACCGACCAAAGTTCTCTGGTGTTGGCGAGCGTGCCGGCGGCGCCATGGGTGAGTTCCAGCGTCTTGATGATGCCGAGAAGGAGCTCAACGACTGGTACGCGACCAAGCTGCAGATGCTGGATAAGTACCGCCAGGAAGAAAGCGACCTGAATGCCGAGTGGGACGAGCAGGCCTTGGTGCTGAAGCAGCAGCATGAGGATGCCATGGCGGCTATTGAGCGCGCGCGTCAGACGGCTGGCCTCAACGCACTGGGCGACTTCTTCGGGCAGATTGCACAGATCCGCGAGACGGACAGCAAGCGCGGCCGCGACCTTGCCAAGAAGGCCGCCATCGCGCAGGCCATCGTCAATACCTACACCGCTGCTACCGGGGCCTACGCCTCGGCCTCTGCCATCCCGGTCGTTGGCTGGGTGATGGGGCCGATTGCGGCAGCCGCGGCCATTGCTGCAGGCATGGCCAACGTCAACGCTATTCGCGGCATGGCGCACGAAGGTATCGACAGCGTCCCGCGTGAGGGCACATGGCTGCTCGACAAAGGGGAGCGCGTGGTTGATCGGCGCACCAACCAAGACCTCAAGGACTACCTGAGAGGGCAGCAGGCCAGCAATGACGAACAGCCGCGTCAAATGACTCGCGGCAACTTCACGCTGAATCAGACAAACAACTTCGGCGCACCTGACAACCGAACTCCAAACCAGGTGGCGACAGCGGCTAACCGTAAACAGCGCGTAGCAGCGGCCCGCCTCGGCGGCTAAGAAGGAATCCCCATGTTCAACGAAACCAGACTGCTGGACTCGGTGGCGTATGGCTCTGAGTTCGGGCAGGAATTCCGCACGAACATCAAGACCCTGCGCAGCGGTGTCGAGCGCCGCAACATTGATTGGTCGATGCCGCTGGGCCGATACACCGTGATCTATCAGGTGCTGAAGCCGCAAGATCACATGGCTGTTCGCGGGGCTCACATGGCCTCGATGGGCTCGGCGATCCCGTTCCGCTTCAAGGACTGGACCGACTACCGCGCGACTGGCGAGGTTATCGGGACCGGAACAGGTGCAGAACAAACGCTACAGCTGACCAAGGCCTACCCGTTCGGGCCGATCAGCCTGCAGCGGGTCATCAAGAAGCCTGTTGTCGGAACGGTGCAGGTTTTCGCTGATGGGGATGCCGTTTCAGCTGAGGTAGACCACACCACTGGACTGGTTACCTTCACAGCGGCAGAGGATTCGGTGATCACTTGGTCTGGCGAATTCGACGTGCCCGTGCGTTTCGAATCTGACCGACTGGACGTTGACCCAGTTGCGCGGATCGGTTCGGACTTCGCCCTGGCCGCTGATGTTGATCTGGTCGAGGTGCGCTTGTGAGGCGCATTCCTCCCGCGCTATTCGCGCACCTTCAGCAGCCAGTGACCAGCGTCTGCCGCTTGCTCCGCATCACGCTGAGCGATGGCCGCGTGTTCGGCGTCACAACGCTAGACCGGGACGTGACCTATCAGGGTGTCACGTACAGCGCGCTGAACGGCTTCGACACATCAATCATCGCTTCCGACACGGGGCTCAGCGTCGACAACGCCGAGGCCACGGCGCTGGTCAGTGCGACGGTGGACGGCATCACTGCCGCAATGGCCGCGGCCGGCGAGCTGGATAACGCAAGCTGGGAACTGTACCTGGTCAACTGGGCCGACCTGACCATGGGGCACATCGTGCTTGATGCCGGCGACCTTGGCGAGGTCACTGTTGTGGATGGGCTCACCTACATCCCTGAACTGCTCAGCTACGCGATGCGCCTTCGACAGGCTATCGGCCATGTGTGGTCGCGCCGCTGCCGCGCTGAGTTCGGCTCTCCGGCCGAGGGGCATACTGGGTGCGGCGTGGACGCTGAATCGCTGTGGATGAGCGGTACCGTTACCGGTGTCGACCCTGATGATCCTTTCCGCGTTTTCGCGGATAGCGCTCTGACAGGCCTAGACCCTGAGCCAGCACCTGGCCGCGTGCGCTTTATAACCGGCAACAACGCCTCATCGCGCCTGCGGCAGATCGAAGCCTACGGCGACGGCACCGGCACCGTTGCGCTGTTCGAGCCACTGCTGTTCCCGGTCGAGGTAGGCGACACGTTCGAGATCCGCCGCGACTGCAACAAGTCGCCGTCTGACTGCATTGGTTTCGGGAACATCCTCAACTACAAGGGCGAGCCGTTCATCCCGGTCGGTGACGGCCTGGAAACGATGACGCCGAGCGCGCAGGTGTTTGGAGGTCTGAGTGGATCGGAAATCATCGACTGAGTATGACGCCGCAGCGGCGGTTGCCGAGGCGCGCAGCTACTTGGGTGTGAAGTGGTCGCATAAGGGGCGTAGCCGTTACAGGATCGATTGCATAGGCCTGATCGTCGCTGCTGTTGAAGCTGGCGGTGTACCTATGAGCGACCGACGCGACTATGGTCGTGAGCCATGGCGTGATGGACTGGAGGCGGCCATGATCGAACGCTTCGGCGAGCCAGTGACCGGAGATTGGCTGCCCGGTGACGTGGCAATGATGCGCTGGGAAAGCCGCCCAGAGGCTGGTCATGTTGGGGTTATCGGTTCGAATGAGTTCGGTCTGACGCTAATTCATTGCCACAGCATGAGTTGCGTCATTGAGCACAACATTGACGAGCACTGGCGCCGGCTGATCCTGGGAGTGTTCCGCCCATGAGCCTATCAGCAACGCTATTCGGCACCAACAGCCTCATATTCAAAGCGACCAATATTCTCGGCTTGGGCATCCCCGGCCTGCTGCACAAGACGTTTGGCCCACAAGATCCAGAGGCTCAGGTCAACGCGCTCGGTGACATCAGCCGCCAAACGGCGAAAGAGGGCGAGCCAAGGACGATTGTCTGGGGCCGGGTACGCCCTATCGGCGGAAACATCATCCACTGCCAGGCACCGGTAAAGCGCTGGGTTGTTGCCTCGACCAGCACTGGCGGAAAGGGCGGCGGCAAGAAGAAGCAGGAGCAGAAAACAGAGCACGTCTACCGCACCTACGCCATTGGCGTATGCGAGGGGCCGATTACCGCGTTCTCGCGCATCTGGCGCAATAACAAGCTGGTCTACGACGGCAGGGGCACGGCATGGGGAGCACGCAACAACGGCGTGTTCCTGCGCACTTTCCGCCTATACCTGGGCGGCTGGGCGCAGATGCCGGACCCAACTTTGCAGTCGATATGGGGTGCCGGGAATGTCCCGGCATACCGTGGCACCGCCTATATGGTGTCCATTGACGAAGACCTTACCGACCAGGGCGGCATGGTGCCGCAATGGCAGTTCGAGGTGGAGCGCGCAGAGGGAATTTTCTACACATCCAAACCTTATGCGATGGAAGAAGAACAGGAAATAGACGGCGGTATTTCTGTTCGCCGCTTGCGCGATCCGTTCTTGCGAACTGAGGCCGATGAAGAGATAGACGGTGGTATCTCTGTCCAGGCATTGCAATTCCGCGCACTGCTCTACGAATACAACCAACTTGATGAAGTCGACGGCGGTATCGCTGTACAGGCTCTGGAGTTCAGATCATCGAGAGTCGAGCAGGACCAGGGTCATGAATCTCTTGATGGTGACATAGCAGTACAAGGTTTGGTGTTCCGCATAGGCCTGATTGAATATCAGGACCCTGCAGGTTTCGAAGCTATAGATGGCGGCATAGCCGTACAGGGGTTGAGTCATGCAACCGTGTGAACTGAAACATGAAGTGGCCGGGTTCTTCCGATTTGAGAAGTTCAAAACAGACACTGACGGAAACGAGATAGAAGGCACTCGCGAGGTTGCCGCAGACTGGTTCCCTAATCTGATTTTGGATCAGGGACTTGATTTAATGGCTACAAATCCAAGCTATGCAGCTGCGTGTCAGGTTGGTAGTAGCGGGACAACACCATCGGTTAGCCAAACAGCACTAATCTCAAGAATTGCAGGAAGTACGACACAGGTTGTAAATAATACAATAGTCTCTGGCTCAGTTCCTTACTATGTTGCTCTGCAAAGATCATTCAGGTTTGCCGAAGGTGTTGCGGCAGGCAATATCGCAGAAGTAGGAATAGGAACCGGCCCTACAGGAACCACGCTTTTTAGTAGATCCCTGGTTAAGGATTCGCTAGGAAACCCAACAACAATAACAATATTGCCGGATGAGTCATTAGATGTCATCTATGAGCTGAGGTACTATGCGCCTGATGAAATTTCAGGAGTAATCGTTGCTACCGGAAATATTGGAGGAACTTACGATTATACGCTTAGGCCTTCTAATGTAAGTACGGTAGGTACAGGCAACGGCTGGAGCATGTCTCCGCAAACACAAAATGGCAGCGGTAGTACCGGGTCAATCGCTTATGAAGGGGCAATTGGTTTGCCCACCGCACAGCCTAGCGGAGCATCAGCAACTATAACCCTGCCTACCGCAGGATCTTACACAAGTGGAAATTTTTATCTTGACCGCGCCGTCACTGCTTCTGCGGCTCAGGCGAATTCGTTAGCATCTGTTCGTTCAATGTTTTTCAAGATGGGGGTCGGGAGTTATCAGATCGAGTTTGATCCACCGATTCCCAAGACCAGCAACGACGTAATTCAATTGACTATTCGCCTTTCCTGGGGCCGCCGCCCATGATGCCGGAGAACGTACTTTCGACGACGCCGGTACCCGCGCGCTTCTCTGGCGCGCGGTCTGGCGCAACGTCGCGGACGGTCGACTATGAGGATGGGGGTATCGCGATACAGGACCCGTCCGAAGGCTTGCTGTATCAGCGCTGGCGTGCGCGCCTGTTCAATGCCGGCGAGGACGATTCGTTCGTCATGCTTGACGCGCGCGAGGTCCCCGAGTTCGTCTGGCTTACTGTTCCGCGCATGACTGAAATCTCGTTCAGTTTCGACGCCAATATGCAGCCGGCTGTTGCCTACGTGGCGGACGGTCAGGCGTACCTGAATTGGTATGACAGCACTTTGCCCGGGTACACGACGACCACTTTGGCAGCTGACGTGGAGACGCCCCGAGTAACGCTCGACGATAAGCGGTTTCTCGGTAGCGAGGGTTATCAGCGAAGTGACGTGATCCTGGGCTACGTACGCGGCGGGAATCTCTACTACCGGCAGCAGCGCGAACGCTACACCGTCGAGCGGCTGCTGAAGAACGGCGTAAACCCGCTGATCAAAATCGGCTTCAATCGCCAGCTTCGATTGCAGTTCATGCATGAGGTTACCTAATGTCGCGCCCAGGCCTTAGCTACGAACCGCCTTTATTTGCTTGGAACGTGGGGAGTATCGTTCAGGAGATTGCAGCGCGTTGTGGCGTTCCTTACGACCGGATTGAAACCGACATTCTGGAGGGGTATGTCGAGGGTTTTTCGACTACTAACGCGCAGAGCGGATCGGCGGCAATCGAAACGCTTGGCGGAATGTTTCTCTTCGACCCATCCAACTACGACGGTTTGCTTCATTTCCTACCGCGTGGATCAGCGCCAGTTGCCGCAATCGTCACCGACGACTTGATCGACGACGGCCGGGATATCGAGAAGCAGAACCGCAAGGACAGCATTACCATCCCGCGCGTTGTGCACCTCGAGTACTACGACACCGATGGCGGCTTGACTGCCGACAAGCAGACCAGCGACCGTACCGCGGATGGTGGGCGTAACAATGCTGAGAGCGTGACGCAGACTACGGTGATCATGCGTGCCGACGATGCCGCTCGGGCGGTGGTAATCAGTCACAAGATCAGCATCGAGGAGCAGCGCGGCGAGTTGGAGTTCTCGCTTCCAATGAGCTGGCTGCAGTTGACGTGCGCCGACATCATCACGCTCAACGGGAAGCGGCTGAGGATCACTGAAATCGAAATCGATGACGGCCAGCAGAACTATAAGGCCGTCTATGATCGTGCAAGTGCGTACCAATCAACCATAGCCGGCGTACCGATTGATCTGCCCTCCGAGCCGCCAGAACTGATCATCAGCCCTAGCGTGATCGAGATAATCGACTCGCATATCCTGAGCAGCCAGGACGACACGCTGGGTTACTACGTCGCAGTCTCGAGCGAGACGCAGGATTGGCGAGGCGCATCTGTTGAGCTGAGTAAGGATGGCGGCGCGAACTGGATCGACAGCGATAGCACAACCAGCAACGCGATTATGGGCAGTCTTGCTGATACCCTTCCGGCGCATACGCACTGGTATCGCGATGACGTGAACACCCTGACCGTGGATCTCCTGCGTGAGGACATGGAACTCATCCCGGCGACAATGACCGAGATGCTCAACAGGGCGAACCTGGCCATCATCGGCGACGAGCTGATCAACTTCAGCGAGGCCGATCAGGTTGGACCGACTACCTGGGAGCTTCGCGGTCTATTGCGCGGCCGTAAGGGTACCTCTGCGGTTTCACACTCTGCCGGTGAGCGCTTCGTGCTGCTCGATAGTTTCGGCGTGACGTTCATTCCGGCTGAGCTTTTCGAGCTTGGCCGCGAGCTTACCTTCCGTGTGACATCGTTCGGCGCAGAGCCTGGACCGGATAGCACAACTATCACGCTGATCGGCCGCTCGCAGATCGAGCGTCAGCCGGCGTACATCCGCACGCGGCGCAGCGGCGGCGACATCATCGTATCCTGGCAAGGGGTAGGCCGGCTCGGCGGCGGCGCCTCGGTCGGAATGGGCGCCTACTTCACCGGTTTCAGGATCACACTCGGCGCGACTACCTGGACCACGACCGACCGCTTCATAACCATTCCCTATGCGGCTGGAACGCTCAGCGTTCAGCAGATCAACTCAATCACCGGCCTTGGGCCGGCTGCCACGGTGAGCGTATGAGCAGCGTAAACAACAACATCCCGTTCGTGCCCGAGAACACCATCGATCCGGCTGCAGGCCTGAACGAATCGATCAACGTCATCGACGCGCTGTTGCAGGTCCGCGTTCTATCTGTCGGCTCCAACACCCCGCCTGGCAGTCCATCGGACGGCGCCCGTTACATCGTGGGCACGTCACCAACCGGAGCATGGGCGGGGCAGGCGAACAAGCTCGCCCGCTGGCTGGACAGTACGTGGACGTTCTTCGATGCAGCCATTGTCGTGGACATCAGCACGCCAGCGACCCCAGTGCTCTGGATCAGGGGCACGACCTGGGTATCTGTCTGAGCGTAACGCGACCACATAGCCCGCTTCTGCGGGCTTTTTTGTGCCTGGAGAAAACATGACCCAACGTGAACAAGACATCGACGTGCTGGCCCGCACTATCTGGGGCGAGGCCCGCGGAGAAGGGCAGGGCGGCCAGATAGCCGTTGGCTGGTGCATCCGAAACCGCGTAGAGATGGACCTGCACGACGACGGCAAGCCGGACTGGTGGGGCGAAGGCTATGCCAGCGTGTGCAAAGCACCCTGGCAGTTCAGCTGCTGGAACAAGAACGACCCGAACAGCCCATACCTGCGCGGCGAAAAGCCAATCCCGGCTGCGCAGTTCATGCAATGCCGTGAGGCCGCTGTTGCAGTGATCGACGGCCACGAGCCTGACCCCACTGGCGGCGCCACGCACTACTACTCCACCAGCATGAAGAAGCCCCCGGCTTGGGTGAAGGGCGCTACCCGAACCTGCAAGATCGGCCGCCACATTTTCTTCAAGGACGTGCCGTGATGGCCGCCTGGCTGAAGCTGATCCCTTTATGGGTCTGGTCGGTCCTTGCTTTGGTCCTTGTAGCCGGTGGGCAGCAGTTTAGGGTGCTTTCGGCTCAGGCTGTAGCCGCTGGGGCGCAGCGCGAACTGGCCGACTACCGCACCGAAGTAGCCGAGCGCGACCGGCGTGCGGCGATGTTCGTCATTCAGGAAAACCAGCGGCGCCAGGCCGCTACGGAGAAAGCAGATGCAGAATCCCAGCAACAACTGGCTGCAGCGCGTGGCGATGCTGAGCGTGCTGGTAGTGCTCTTGAGCGCCTGCAGCAGCGCCTCGCAGCAGCTGAGCAGCGCAGTCGTGACGCCGGCAATTCCATCACTACCCAACTCGGCCAGGCAGCCGAAGACGCCGCCAGAATGCGAGCCGACGTGCTCGGCCGGCTTGGAGCGGCTGCTGGATTCTATGCTGGCATCGCCGACCAGCGAGGAATAGCTGGGGCCACGTGTGAGAAAGCGTATGACGGTTTGGATGGGGATTAGGACTGCCCGGACGGGCTAGGATGGTAGACCGGTACGTCGGCCTCTGTTGCTGCGGTGATCATGTCTTGAGTGCCACTGCCACCAGGGAACGCGACCACGCCGTCTGGATTCAGCTCGAGCATCTGCCGATTCCTGATCGGGCCGGCGCGTTTGCCGTACAGGTCCCAGCGAGCAGGGCGACGGGTCAGCTTGATGCCCATATTGATTGCCCATTCCCTGGCGTACCGATCCGCGCCGGTACGGCACTCGCCCTGGATGATCTCCGCTATACCGCGTTTGATGTGGATGAAGCGCAGCACGTCGTAAACGTGTTCGCGGTCGGCGTAGTCCCGGCCGCCGCAGACGATTATGCGGACTGGCATGGCGGGCTACATCGCTTTGCCGATCTCGGCGGCGACGCGAAGGATCGCAAGGCGAGTGGCGTAGCAGTCGTCCTCGTGTTGCTGGCTGAATCGCTCAAGTGAGCGGAAATGGTTGAATCTTGGGTCATCGAAAATGCCAAGTCGAACAGCAAGCCTGAAAGAGTCAGCGTCGTTTGTGCGCGGATCGAAAATCACCTCTCCGTATTCATCAATACCAACCATGACGCCGCCAACCAAAGGCACTACCTGGCAATTCAGTCCAGCGGCCTTAGCCGCCAGCTCCAGCAGTTCTCTGTCGTTCAT